GCTTATTACATCGACTTATTCGGATGTATATGCGGATAATGCGGTTTTGTTATGTATGGTTTTAGTTCAAGATGCTGATGATGAGTCTAAATCCCCATCCATTTTCCCCTTCACAGCGAATGAAGGAACGATCTCAGCGGGAGTAATCTCCGCTGGGGCTATTCTAGCGGATGCTCTAACGGCAAACTTGGTGCTGTCAACTAAAGTTGTTGCAGGAACTGGAACGTTTGATTCCAATCTTTATGGAGTTGCGATAGGATCGTTGGGGAGCAACAGGACTTTTGCGGCTCAAGCGAATGGGGTTACGCAGGTAGAGATAATTAGTTCTGGTACAAACCCCGGAATACTAAAAGCGGGTGGAGGTAATGTAAGACTTGACGCAGACGGGCTAACGATAGATAGTACCGCTGATCCAGATACTACTCCTAGGATACGTTTTGAAAATGATACCGCCAACACATCCGCCATTGCTGGTTCTATCGGTCTTAGAGGTGCAACAACCCATACTTTTGATTTCCTTTCCCCAGCTACTTTAGCTGCGAGTGCCACAGATTTTTCCTTTGCTAGACGAAATGCTGCGTATGGTGCTGGAACAACTGCCGCAGACGGGGTACTCACATTAAGTTTTGGTACCGGGGCAAATAGCACTGAAATAGATTTTAATTTTGCTACGAAAGCCGATATGCCTGTTACGTTTACACATGCTCAAGGTGTGGGTGGAGGTGGTATCGCAAGTGGGGGAACGCTTAATTTAGAGGGTTTTACGGGATTAGATTTGGTTACCCCCGTAACTTCAGGTAACGTACCAACTGGTGCTTATGGTATGTTTAGATATGACACTGATGGTGGGGGAGGTTCCGTAGATGTATTAGCTTTCTTATCTGGGCAAGCTAACGCCACTCCAGCACCAACAACCGCAGAGTCCTCATTTTGGACTATGTTAAGTGAAAGTGATGGGGCTAGTGGTAGTAGGCTTCACTTTGAACCTATAGTTGATTATGCGGTATCAGCGGGTAGTGATAACTTTGCTTATATTGGATACCATAACCCACTAATAAATGTGCTTAGTTATTATCATACTACGGGTGACGGCACTGAAGCTAATCCCACCCATACCTTTTGGAGTGATTATACTACTGGTATGTATTTGCCTTCAACCACTAAGTTGGCGTTAGTAGCTGGCGGTGAGGTAGGAATTAAAGTAGAGTATGATTCTGGGGCGACAGATGATGTGCAGGTTCTTATGTATCCTAATGGATCAGCATCATCAGCAGGATTGCAAGCATTATATATTTCTAGTACGACAGATAAAGTATACAGAATTACATCATCTGCTAGATATAAAGAACACATAACTGATCTTGACATTGACTCAAGTAAACTTTATGATTTACGTCCAGTATCTTATAGGGAAAAGAAAACCCATATAGGAGGAATAGGTTTAATTGCTGAAGAAGTTGTGAAAGTTATGCCTGAACTTGTCGTATTAAATAAGGAAGGAACCCCCGAAGCGGTTCAGTATACAGATATACCAATATTAATGCTAAACGAAATGAAAAAATTGAAAGAAGAAATAAAAAGTCTTAAGGAGAAAAACTAATGCCTGACGTAACGGTTTCATTTTCAGATGCTCAGTGGGCTAGAATTCTAGCGTTATCTTCGTCCATAAAAAAGATAGATGAAACTGGGGATGTGGACGCTGCATATCTTGCCGCAAAATGGAAAAACCAATTAGGGGCGTGGGTTAAAGAGCTTGAGCGAGCTAAAGCCGCAGAATCTATAGATGACTTCTAAGCGTGATCAAATTATTAGATTACGTACAGAAAACCCTATTTTACGCCTAACTAAGATTGCTGAACAGGTTGGAGTTGATCAAGCCTACGTACATAGAGTTTTAAAAAAGGCTGAATTATCCACAAAAAGTGTCCTAATAAATAAAAAACTGCTCTCTAAGCGCATCGTTTGTCAAGCTTGTGGGGAAGATGTACCTAAAACAGCTACTCATTCCGCTAGGGTTCATCATATTCACGATGAATGTAGATATGATCATTTTAGACTACTACTTACTTGTAGATTTTGTCAGGTTGTTTTTAGAAGGAAACGCTCAGTAGTTAGAAATTTTGTGGTGCGTAAGAATAAACATATCTATTGTAGCGTCGAATGTCGTCGTAAAGGGCAACGAAATGATAGCACATATGACCTGAAATTAAATTATCAATTGAGGGAACGTGATATTGACTCACCTGACTCTGAGTGATATACTTACATAAACCCACGAAGAAGGAGAATATATGAAAATTGATAATGCGTTAATTCAACAATGGGAGCCTAAAATAAACCGAATGCTCCAGACTACCTCTATTCGAGGCATGGGTAGAGAAGATATAGCACAAGAATTACGCATTGCCATCATAAAAGCAGCTAAGGGCTTTGACCCTGAACGCAAAGTTTCATTCCACACCTACCTCCACACTACGATGATTAACACTATACGAACCTTAATCACTAAAGCACAACGTCGCCCCCAACCACAAAGTTTAGATACATACCTTGAATATTCCGAATATAATGCTAATAATACGGGACGTTTTGTTGCAAGTGCTAAAACGGAAAAGGCTCTTTCTGTTCATGTTGACATGGATACCGCCCTCATGATAGGATCAACACTAGAGCAATTAGACCTTTCTAACGCTGAACAAGATTTTATTCGACTCCGTATGGATAATTTGACAATGGATGAAATTTCTGATACCATACAAGAGTCTGCGTATAAAATTAGGACGAGAATCAAACAAAAATTGGGTAGACGTACTGAACAGAGACTTAAATTATGGTTAAACGGAGTGGAAAATCTTTAGTAGATTATAATTCGCAAGATGTGCGTAAGGAATTTGTTTGGCTTTACTCAAAGAAACATAACAAAGAGTACGTTGATAAAGGTTTTATAGGTTACGATTTAAAGATTCTCAAACAAGCGATAGAAAAATATGGTTTGTTTAAAGTTTTAGCTGGGTTATATAACGGTATTAAAACTAATCCTGATACAGTCTCTATAAAATATATTATTAGAGGATTTGATTTTAAGTACTACTTACCAGAGCATGATGCAGAAATGTATTATAAAATTATGGCTTATGGTAATGATAAAATTAAAGCTATCTGGAGAAAATATTTAGTACTAAATTCTAAATGGTTTCCGACAGCCTTATCGGAGCAAAAGAAAAAACGCCTTGAACTAAGACTAAGGGAGTGGACAGATGCCAAAGAATAATAAACGTAAGGGCGGTTTTGTTAAGAAGAACACTACGGAACGCACACAATTGCTAGTTAACGACTTAACCGGACGAACTGCGCCCGAAGGACAGTATCGAGTGATATCTATCGCTAAGGTCGGCTTTAGCTATAATCAAGAGGTATGGATAGAAGGAACTTTCTCCTCTTTCCCAGAAGCTAAGAAAGTTGCTGATGACAAAGCAGTAGATGGTGTGGTATGCTATATTCATGGTAGCGGCCCAAGAGTGCTTTATAGAGCGAGGTAAAGATGCAGAGTTTTGAGTACATTGAATCAGGGGTTTTGTTTAATCTAACTGACCCCGCCAACTTTAAAAATTTTAGATATACAGGTAAAGATTTCGCAAAGCATGGGGAAGTCTTATCATTTATTGTTGACTATGTAGATCAGTATAGGGAAACTCCTTCGGCTGCAACTCTGATTGAAAATTATCCTACACTAGACCCTTCCGCACAAACTTTAAATTATGACTATGCTGTTGATGAATTTAAAGAACAGGTTGTATATAGAAAAATTGTAAGTTCGATTCAATCTCAGAAGGATTTATTGAAAGATAATCCTACTAAAGCGTTGTCTTCTATCATTTCAAACCTAGGGGATGTGGAAGTAGAGACAGATGAGGATGTAGCTATTTACAATGACGGCACATCAGGGCGTTTAGAGGAATGGAGAGAACGAACCAGAAAGCGTAAGATGGGTGAAGGTCTAATGGGTATCCCAACCCCCTTCAAATCCTTTAATGCAACGGGTGTCGGATGGATGCCGGGAGAGTTAATCGCAATGTTTGCTCGCCCAACCGTTGGTAAAACGTGGATGTGTGTGGAAGCAGCGGCTACCGCCGTTATGAATGGGCATAAAACACTATTAGTATCTACTGAAATGACTACATCAGCTATTAGCTTACGTGCCGACGTAGTGCTAGCTAATAAGATGGGGTATAAGTTCTCCCATCAAGCCTTACGAAATGGTGACCCCATAGACGAGGATCAATACATGAAGTTTTTAAAGGAGTTAAACGGACGCTCTCTTCTAGTTTGTGATCACATTGAAGGCGAATCGACGATTTCTATAGAAAGCATTGCTAGACTGATACGTAAACATTCCCCTGACTTCGTAGTATTAGATGGTATATATTTAGTTTCATCTGGAGATGGTAAAAAAGCAATGTGGGAGCAATCTCACGCATTATTTTATGGGATGAAAAATTTATGCCTTGCAACTAACACATCTGTTTGGGTTTCAACTCAAGCGACAAGAGAGGCGGCAAATATGTTTGAGCCTCCCAGAGCCGATCAAGTAGCTTTTGGGGATGCTCTCATTAGAGCCGCAGATGTAGCTATGGCGATGTGTTTAGTTGAAGATAACGACAATAAACGTATGATGCAGATTCAAAAATATCGAGATGGAGTTTTACCTGCTGAGGAATACTACTTGCATTGGGACGTAGATTGTGGTAAAATTTATGAAGATGAGGAATTTGAACTCGTCGATGATGACGATTTAGAAGATGGTAGATTTTAATAAGGAGTACTTGTTATGGGATTATTTGATATGTTTAAAAATGCTGACGGTGTTGTTATAAAACAAGGTACGTCTAAAGGGCCGGGGAAGCCGAAGGTAGACATTACCATTGGGGATATCAAACGAGGTAGGGTGGTAGATGAAAATGGGTACAGTAGTGATATTGTATTGTTTCTACGTGCCTCAAAGGTAAAACGAGTTAGTGGTTAATTGGTCAAATTTATTACTGGATGCAGGAATAGATGTTCCTTTAGAACGTGACCAATTTAATATTTCTTGCCCGTTTCATATAGATGAATTACCCTCTTGCTCAATCAATGTAGCATTAGGTAAATGGATATGTTTTGCGGGGTGTGGGCAAGGCTCGCTAGTATCTTTTCTATCTAAGTTTACAGGGCAAGATATACAGAAGGTACAACAAAATATAGCTAACAGTGCGGTTGAATTTGACTTTGATTTCTTTGAAGATGAATTCCCAATAGACTGGATGGATAACCTTCCAAAAGAACTTAGTGAAGTTGAATATCCGGGCAAACGTCGAATGGTTCCTGAATGGATTTTCGACAGGGGGTTTTCTCGTGAAACCCTTAAGGCTTGGGATTGCGGAATGAATGATTACGGGGATTTGATTATTCCTGTTTATGATGCTAAACAACGATTAGTGGGGTGGATGGAGCGACGGATTGATGCTCTCCCTAAATATTTGTACTCTAAAGGCTTACGAAAGTCCCAACTTTTATTCGGGGAGCATAAAATACAATCCACGCAGACTATATGTATTACAGAAGGAGCATTAGATACGATGTGGCTAACCCAAAATGGTTACACAAGCATCGCTTTATTGGGAGCTTCTTTCTCATACGCACAACAAAATAGGCTAAAAGCATTACACCCTGAAGAAATTGTGTTATGCTTAGATAATGATGAGGCGGGGCAAATAGCAATTGATAAAATTAATAGTTGCATGAGGGACAGTTGTATGGTATCATGGTTAGAGTTACCTAAGAAGGTAAAGGACGTACAAGATATACGTCAACAAGCATTACTTAAACAAGTAATTGATAATAGGGTCTTTTGGTAAAGACAAAAGGAGTGTAATATGGGTGGTATTTCCGCTATACAAAATAGAGTTGAAGAACGTGCTAATCCACAATCTTCACAAGCTGCTGGTCAAGAAATCTTTTTCAAAGATGGTGACCAAGCTTTCCTTACTCCAGTTGCGACTGGTGAGGAAAACGACCTTCTTCTAGATGAGGTTTTTCTCTACACTTACCGTTCAGGTAACCGTTGGATTAACCTATTGAAGGATGACGATGTAGACGCATCAGAGGTTCCCGATAACATAAGAGCGTCTCACAAGTTTGCTTTTTGGGCATATGTTCACGACATTATGCACACAGAGAAACGCTTCGATGATTGGGATGAGGTAGAAGGCCCACAGGGGAAGAAGTTATTTGTGCAACACATCAATGATTTTAAAGTTATCCCACTAGGATTCGGACGTAGTAATTATATCTGGAACCAGTTGGTAGACGTTTACAATGATTGGGGTTCTTTGAACAAAGGGGTAATACGTGTCAAGCGTACTGGGACTGGTATGTATGATACGTCGTACACACTAACAGCTACCGCTAGAAACACTGACGTTCCTGCTGATAAACTAGCTACAATTCCCGAACTTGTGGGGATTAAAGATTACTATAAGGATCGTTACGGTCAGGTTACTCAACCTACCCCGTCAAGTGAAGGGGTGTCCTTAGAGGCAGGGGAAGTAGCAGAAAAATTTGACGA